GTACCGGGCAGCGTCTATCGCATGATTGTTTTTATCCGGATATGCGCTGATGTACTGTCCATCGCGCGTTGTCTCGTATTCGTATGTTACAAATTCTTTATATGCGTTTGGACAGCGCTTTTTATCTATGACAATAGCTGACAACCCTTGCAGCCAGCGAATACCGAATTCGACACTGTCGGGGCCTTTTTTAGCCGCCATCACTCTTAACCCCAATTCATTTAACTCTTTGATCGACTTCGGCTCTGCGCTATCCGCACGAATTAGCGCCGTTTCCGTGATTTTCTTTTTTATTTTTATTGCTGCCTGCCTGTTCGTCAGCTTCGGCTGATAAATCTCATCGAAAATGTACAGAATCTCCCGCTTAGCGTCATAGTGCATAGAAACAAAAGCCAGCGGGTCTACAGCGAAGCCGAAATCTAAGCCGTACCGCCTGCGGTCAAACTGCTGTATTTCTTCGTCGGTAATCCGCTTCTCTATGACATTTTCAAAAACAGCTCCGCCGGTACCTGTGATTTCCCCGAGATATTCATGTCGGTATGCAGTTTCGTTTTTTGCTTTGAGTTTATCAGCCTCATAGATAAACTGCGGCCCCAGCCAATCAGGATTGACGCTTAAGTAGTCTGAACGATGTACAAGTCTATCTTGTTCATCAAGCAGCATTTCCTCATTGACCCAGTTATTCGCCGATTTTGGCGGATTGTAAGAAGAGAAGCACCAGAATTTAGATCCGCCGCGCATGAGAGATTGGTTTAGATTGCGGATTTCTTCCATTCCTGCGAACTGATCGAGTTCTTCGTACCAGACCACCCCGACATACCCGCTCGGCAGCTTGATAGACTTGATTTTCGCTTTATCGTCAACGCCAAAGAATAAAATCTTCTGCCCCGTTGCTTTCCTCACCATTTCCATCGGACTAACCGTCATTTTCCATTTATCCGATATGCGCAGTGCGTCAAGCGCCCATTCCATCTGTGTATAGACAGAGTTTCTGAGTGTGTTTGCGACTTTTCGCAAAATAACCGCGTGGCATTCGGGATTTTGCATAAGCAGCAGTGGAATTTCAAGCGATACATAAGAAGACTTTGTACTTCCGCGGCCACCAGCCAACACGTAATGCGTATGGCCGTGCTGTTTAACGTCCTGATGTACGGAGAAGAACGACGGTGCCATTTTATCGCTAAGTTTAATCTGTATCATCAATAATCTGCACCTCTTCCACCCCGTTTTTACTATCTTGATCTTCAAAGAGGTGGTGGCGTTTACCCATAAGCTCCAGTGCTTTTATACGATCTTTAGCCGATAAACGCTTTTTGATGATTTTTGATTCACTGAAACCGTCACCGACACCTTCAACGACGACAACCTCTTCTTTGAGTTCGTCCCTGCCTGCTTTTGATAACAGATACTCGACTTCTTTAGCTGACATAATCGTTTTATCATAGTAATCATCACGCATTTTCTTAATACGGCTTTGAATTTCAACATTTTTCAACAGCCGTTGTCCCATTGAATATGCTGTTTTATCACTGTATCCAGCCCGTATAGCCGCTTGCGTTGCATTTAAATCAATCAAGTACTCAACACAAAATTTCTCTTGCCTTGGTGTCACACCACCACCTCCTTTCTCCTGGACAAACGAAAAGCACACACCGGGGAAGGGCATGTGCTTTTCTAAAATTGAGGAGGAAAGTATCTCGCGATATTTTCACACTATCATACATCTAAAAGTGACATTTAGTGACAACTTTCATTTTTTGAGAAATTTCTTGAATTGCTCTGTCTCTCATCCGCAAGCAAGATCTTCTGTCAAAATGATGTTCCAGCGCTATTTTCTCCCAGAGCTTATTCATAAAATACCTGTCAATCATGATTGATTTTTTCTCCGGGTCAGATAACAAAGCAAGCAGCCTAAATCCCTTTGTAATCATGTCACCGTATCTGTTGAGCTCTTTTATCCGCAGTTCTTCTGCCTGCGCCATTTTCTGTTCAAAAGCGATGACGATATCCGATAAATCAGAAGACGTTCCGCCGTCGACAGGCTCCTTGTCGTATCGACAGCCTTTGAGTGAAAACAGATCCATTTCATACTGCAAGCGGTACTGATTGAGCGAATCGATATGTTTTCTGCATCGTCGGATTTCTTCAAAAAACGCTTCGATATCATTATGTATCCGTTTTGATTCAAAATGCAATTTAACTGCCGTCTTTTCGTACGTCGGATCCGGGTTATGAAAAATGCCTGGTCGCATTCCGTTATTCATCATCTTCTCCTTTCATGATTTTAAGCATTTTCAAAATTTCCTCTTTGTGTATTTGTGCTGCTTCTTTTGTTCTAAAGCAATTTCCCATTGCTCTATTTAGATGATCAAAAGTGTTAAATTTCTTAAACTCTTCGTAAATCGGTTCACCAGAAATATTGACGTAATAATACCGGTTGCCAACTTTCGGCTTGAATGGAATTACTTTAAATTCATAAACATCGAAATATTTTACAAAAACCGCCCACATTGAATTATCACGCCATTCTTCATTAACTTTTGTAAGCAATTCTCCGTTACAAAACTTATTGACCGGGCATTCTTCATGTGCAAATTGAGCTTCAAACTCTTCATTTTCTGCAACGCCAATTCTTTTCATCAGCAATTCCATTACTTCTTCTTTTAGTGTTTTCATACTTTCACCTGCTCCACATTTTCAACCAAAAATGCATTGATATTTAAACCGTGTTTATCAATCCATCTCTGAATAACTTTGTTAATTGCGCGTTCAAGTTCTTCTTTCTGTTTACTATTGACATCTTCAAGAAAGCTTTCGGCATATTCTCCGTAAATCGCATATGCCCTATCCGTTAAATCTTGAATGACATCATCTGCATACACCTTTGGGCATGGACTTGTTATCCGACCGATATAGAAGCACATAATATCATCGTCAATATCATCATGAAAAACCTCTGAATAACTTGTATAAGATTCTATATTATACGGTTCAGCATTCATGAGTTCTTCCCGCCCCGCTTTTATCGCTTCTTCTTTACTCGGATATGTATCGTCACAGTTAAAATGATCTTCATCAAGTCCTACTACCCACTCTTCTTTTACTTGTTTCATGCTTCATTCACCTCAATTTCAATCCTCGGGTTCTCCCTATCCGTAAATACTTCCTGTGTCAAGTGCACGTATTTCCTGCTGTCATTTTGGATAAGCCCTATGTCCTGCAGCGCATCAAGTATAAACTTTGCGGCGCTCATTACATTATCTTCATCTCGGCGCATATCCTTTTCGTAATACTCAATGCGGATATTTACTTTTTCGGTAAACCTTTGTCCTTGCACTTGCGGCTGCAGAATCAGAATAATTTGTCTCTGCGTTTTCTTCTTGACGCCTGCCCCCGCGTATTTGTTCAACCGGTTAGCAGCGATCAGGTCGTTCATACATGGAAGACGACCGGGAATCACCAGTTTCATTTCAAGCGCCCCTTTCAATGACCGGAACAATAAACAGTACGACGCTTGCTACATCAATAGCTGTATCCACTTCTCTTCCCCCTTAAAACGGTAAATCATCATTCTGCGGCGGCAGTTCACTCTGCGCCGTCCCGAACTGCTCAAAATTGCCCGATCCTGTTTCCTCTACTACCGCTTGCGCTTTCTTTATATTGAGAGGGCAGGCGACAAATTCAGCGACAATCTCCGTCATGTATTTCTTATCGCCGTCCTTACCGTAAGAGTAACTGCTGTACCGCCCCTCGATAAACACCGGCATCCCTTTCTGCAGCTGGTTACCGATAGCTTCTGCCCACGGCGGCCACGCTTTTACTCGTACATAATCCGTAAATTCCTGTTTTTCTCCGTTTTGATTGACAAAATACCGGTTAACCGCCACCGTCATCGTTGCTACCGCTTTCCCGGATGATGTGCTCTTGATTTCAGGATCGCGGACAAGGTTTCCGCAAATCTGACAATTGTTCATGTTTGGCATTTTTCATTCTCCTTTTCAGATATAAACGTCTATTCTCCCGGATTCATAAGCGCTCTTTATTTCAACAAAAGCAATTCTTGCGTTTTCTTCTGTTTTGTATTCCAGCTCAAGCTGTTTATAGGTTCCTGGCATGTAGATGATGAGGCTTTTCCCTTTCTGCTCAACATAAGACGGATTCATTACGATGATATCCTTTTCTTCTGACACAACCATGAACCGATTATTTCCCATTTGTCATTCTGCCTCCTTCAACCTCAATTTTTCACTTACCGCTTGTATTGCCGCGGTTATCTTCCCATCGGAAAGAATCCGATTTACTTGCATTCTTTTCTTTACCTGCCTCGCTTTCCCTTCGTACATCTTGAGAAAATTCGAGCGCATCACATCTTCTTCCGTTCCCAGCTGCATGTTCATTAGAGCCTCTATCGTCAATGCTCTTGCGCATTCTTCGGCCACTTTGTCCTTCCACTTGTACTCTCCCAGCCTGTAAATGCTGACATCGCACACAACATGCATCACTTCTCTCCAGCCGTCTGCAGCATTAAACTCCACTTCGCCCGTTGCCTGCGCGATGATCTTATCGCACATCTGGC